AGCTTTAGCCATACTATCTTTTATAGCATCAGCTTTACCTTGTTCATAAAAGTGTTGAGCTACAGCGTCAGGATTCATCGCGGTGTACAAGCTTTTATGATAACCCTTAGCGTCTGACATAACGTTATCTTTGTTCAAAAACTTTTTGACAAAGTTGTTTATGTCGCTTTGAGTTGCTTTAACTTGCTCAGCGTTATTAACATTGTATCTAAATTTCTTATCTCCGACGTTATATTCAAAACCTTTGAATTTGTCATTAAAAACCTGCTCGGTTTTATTTAGAAATTGAGACTTCTGTTGTTCAGCGATTTTCTGAGACTGTTCAGACTCTTTATTGTATCGATTGAAGAAATCAATTGCCTTCTGTTGTTCTCCTGTGAGCTTACTTCCAGCTTTAATCTCTTCATAGTATTTAGACTTTTGCCCGTCTAAGTAGGTCTTAGCCTCAGCAACTTGCTCTTTTCGGGCTAATTTTTTACGTTTAATATCTTTCTCACCATCTACATCTTCATCGTATGCAAATTGATCTTCCATTAAGAAGTCTACTTCTTCTGCAGATAAATGAGGTTTAGTTCTTTGATAGTACTCTCTTAGAGCATCTTGATCATCTATGTCTTCTACGTTTCTATTTAACTTAACATAGTCTTCAAGATCTCCACCAGTATCATTCATAAAGTCTACTAGCTTCTGCACATTCTCAGGTAAAGGCTCTCCAGTTTCTTTGGCTTCATCAAGAGCTTCCATAACCTCTTCTTTGGTTACAGTGTCTTCTTCAGTTACTTCTTCTAGTACTGGTGTCTCTCCCTGTGCTTCTCCTTGCGGTTGTACTTCTTCTTGTTCTTGTGTGGGCTCGGGACTTTCATCGACTCTAGCCACTCCTGAGTCGTCAGAGTTACTTTCTTCAGTTTCATTGGTTGGTGGTTTACTTAAATCTATCTTGATGACATCTGGGTCATCTTTACTTTCAAATTTTTCTAAATCAAGTTCAGGTTGTTCTACAGCCTCTTCTTGTGGTGTTTCGTTTTCGACCTCGTTGATTACTTCTTCAAGATCTGTTTGATTATTTTGTTCCATAATAAAATATTATATAATTAATTTCCAATCTGTGGATTAAACTTATCTAAACCTATTCCACCTCCTAATATATCATTACCTGAAGACTCAAACTTTTTAGGTGTTTCAGGCGTTTTTACTTGTTTCATATTTTCACGGCGATCCTTACCGTCTTCTTTCATCTTCTCAATAGTTTGATTACCCGCTCTTTCTTGATTTCTTAACTGCTGGTTTAATTCAAACTCATAAGCCATTAACTCTTTTTTCAATCTAACTTCTTCCTGAAGCTGTGTCAGTTTGCCTTGCGCTTTAAGTTGCTCGAGTTGCATATCGGCTTGGCTTTTTGCCTGATTTTTTTGTATCTCAGACTGAGCAGCGGCTTGTTGAGCTTGCGCATTCGCTGCTGCCTGTGCTTCCATATTTTCTTGCTGGATCTTTTGGTCACGCTCTTGCTTTTTCTTTCTTTTTATCTTTAGTAATTGATTCGCTAGTTTTACATTACGAACCTCCCTAATATCAATAGCATCATCAAGATCTATCAATTGCTGCGCTAAAGCTGTTTGAATATTATTTTCTAACAACTGCTTTTCCTCTTCATCTGGTTCTAATTCTATAAATATACCAAAGTCATACAAGTATAACTCAGACATATCTTTTAGTGTCGCTACATTATGAGCGCCAACTGCTTGAACGAAAGCTTCGGCCGTTGGCGAGTATTCTAATATATCTGAAATCCTAAGTGAAAGAGCCTCAGATATCTCAGCAGTTAAGTACATTGATGATAACAGTATATGCCTTGTAGCTACGTTTGAATTTGCTGCTGCAAGCTTCTGCACCCCAACTAAAGACTTAGGATCTGGTAGAGTACCATCTCTTGCCTCATTAAGACCCGTTACATCGCGGATCATTTGAAGATAGTAATTGTAGTTACCTATTAAAGCTTGTAGCTTACCACCAGCACCTTGACCACTTGATATTTGCTGTATTGGTATAGCACCAGGGTTTTGATCTCCATCAGCAGTGAAGCTTCTACCGATTACACTACCAGTCTGGAAGAACATATTAAGAGCTTCCTGTGGATTATAGTTAGTGCCGTTGCCTAAATCTATTTCAGCAAGCCCATCAGCATCAAGGTATACTCCGTCTGGTACCATGCGCGACATGACTTGCTGTAACTTAAGATGTGTCAATTGAATCATATCAGCAAATCCAGTGATCCTGCTGACTAAAGACTCGATACGACCTTCGTACATACGCGGTGCTACTACAGAGTAGTTCATCTTAACTTTATTAAAGTCAGATTTACTACGCATCATATTTTCACACTTATTCCATTTTAGTAGTTTGTTAGTACCAACAACCATAGCTCCCTCAAAAACAACTTCAACGGCTCTTTGTAGTCTTGAATACCCACCTTCTTTATCTTTTGGTGGGTTAAATGTATCGGGCTTTTCAATAGCCTTCATACCTCCGCTACCAGTTTCTTTTACTTTATATACGTTATTAGTATATGTTTTGTAATTGAAGTATAAAACCTGAACTTTGTTTCTATCAGAGACTTCAACTCGTCTATTATTAAAGGTGCGTTTACTTGAGTTTTTATGTATTTCTTGTAAATCAAGTTCTGTTAAGTGATCAAACTCTCTAGCTAACTCGTTAATAGGTATAGTCTTCACTTCTCCAATATAATATATATCGTCAAAATACGGAGAATCCGTATGCGAATATACGATATTAGCAGGGTCTACATATTCCACAGTAGCGCCCTCACTCCAGTTGAAGTTGGTTTTAACGCAACCTATACCTAGCACAGCTAAATCATATAGCATTCTACGTCTAATAAGATCGTAGTTACTTCCGTCTAAAAGCACGTTAATTGCCTGTTCGTTAGCTATTTCAAC